CCAAATACCTTGTGATGCTTTGCCTAATCCACCAGTACACATAAGTGGAAAGCGCATAACCACGCTCTGGATCGAACTTTTTAACGCCATGAGCAAGCCCCATGGTGCCTTCCTGCACAAGATCAGACAGTTCACTGCGCTTGCACTTATTTGTATACCGCTTGGCAATCGACACCACCAGGCGCAAATTGCAGTTGATCAGTTTCTGGTACGCACGCTCCCCCCGCTTAACAACACGCGGCGAAGGATTTTCACCATGAACCCAATCTTGAACTTGACGCGCCAAGATAATTTCTTGGTCTTTGGTAAGCAGTGGGTACCTACCGATGTCTCTTAAGTAGGCACTAAAACTCTCCATATCAATAACCGACTTCAATCACTGCAGGTACTTGACCAACGCTTTGACTAACTGCCTGAGCCACAGCCAACGCTTTTTCAAGCGTGACATAGGAACAAGCGTCTTCAGCATTGGTCGTGAGCATAATCCCGCTGCCAGTCGCTTCGTAGCAAGCGGCTAAAAACGTGTTGTTTTGAAGTGAAAGAGCGTACCGCATGGGACGTTTTGAGTACCCATGAAAAATATCACAGTAGACAGTGTCTGCAACCGATGTCAGCTTTCTTTTACTTCTTTTTTGAGTCTCGCCCTTCCCTCAACTCTGCGCTGGATCGACTCGTCCCACACCTTTTTGTCCGCCTCAAAAGCCTCGGCATACTCATCCGCCGAAAAACAAAGCTCCAACTGCTTGTACACCATGTCTCGAATCCAAGCGGTGGGACGTACTTTCTGCGACTCAGCCAACTGCATCAACAGCTGAGCACGATTAGGGTCAAGCAAAATCTGCAGGTACGTCTTATTCCCGTGCCGAATCGCCATCAACCTTACTCTTTAGTACAGCGCAGTCTAACAATGTACTACCAGTTAATCGACTCATCCACATGCTTCCGCCACCCCTGCGCCTGAGACTTACGAGACTCACGCCGTTGTTTAGTGCAACCTTCTCGTATATGTCTTGCGCCTTCTAAAAACTCAGCCGCCCTCTGCAAATCCGCTGTGGTGGCACGTTTGATTTCGTACTGCAGGTATCGCAGCATTATTTCCCGTCCCGTTAGTGGCCGCATAAGCCGCATCCATCACATCCCCAAGCGAAGTGTAGTAGCCCAGATTTTCTGAACGCACCAAAGTCCAGCCCTGGGACGTGTGATGGATGCTGACCATGTCAGTGAATCTCCGACCAACGTTTACCGATAGACGGCTCAGCAAGCGGCGGAATATCGCCAAGCCACATTGCTTCCGCGTCCTCCATTATTCGTTTTAGCTTCGCAGCCCACTCCTCAGCCTTGTCTTCCTTGACGAGCAACAAAATTTCGTCATGGACACAAGCAGCAATCTTGGCCTCATCCTCGCCAACTTTCACCAGCTCAGTCCACAAATTGCCAAGAGCGCATTTGAGGATGGCCGCACCAGCACCCTGGATCGGTGTGTTGCACCTCACCGTCAGCCGATTCATTTCACCCGGCAGAAACCGCCGCATGTGTGATTTCGGAATACGAATCGACACCAAATTGTTGCCTTCGGTTTCTTCCGCAAGGCGACCGTTTTCCCGCTGCCATTCCGCAATGCCCTGGTACGTATCGAGCCACTGCTTACGGATTTCAGCTGCCTCTTCAACCGGCATGGTGACGCCGGCACCAGCCGCGTAGTTCCGCAAACCCTTCGCACCACTGCCATATAGCAGGCCGAAATTTGCTGACTTTGCAATCTGACGGCTGCAGCCAATAGCTTCCGCAGTGACGGTGTGCAAGTCTTCACCGTCCTGGAACGCTTTGATCATGCGTTCATCTTCCGCGACTGCAGCAGCCAGTCGAAGTTCCATTTGACCAAAATCAGCATCCACAAGAAGCCAACCATCAGGAGCTTCAACACATTGACGGAACGCTTCGTCTCTGGGGATTTGCTGGTTGTTGGGTTTGATGCAGGACATTCGCCCACTTTCGGCTCCGAGCTGCAAATAGCTGGCACGAACAAAACCATCGGGATCAAGTTTTTCAAAGATTGAGTCCACCATTTGGCGGCGCTTTTCAGCTTTCTTCCAAGCCAAGTAGGTCTGGACAACGTGGTGGTCAGCTGCATAAGCCTGAAGAGCAGTTCTGCTCGCACTCGGTTTGCCAGTTTTTCCGTCGATGGGCTGCTCACCGAGTAACGCCGTGAATTTCTCCAGAAGCTGTTTTGGTGAACTGATATTAAACCCTTTGTACTTTTTGGTTCCCAGCCTAATGCTGCCTTCATCCTTGGGTCGTAAATTAAATACCGCCGGGGAAGTTTCAATATCGTCAATTTCTTTGAACCATTTGTCTCTAAGTGAGTCATCATTACCCATTTCCGTGAGTTTCTCTTTGAGATAAGCCAATCGAGCATCTGTTTCTCTTGGCAACTTGTGTTCCGCCGGAAGGGCCTCGTCAAGCTCGTAGAGAAAGTCCTTAGAAAGCGCAGCAATGTCATGCTCATAATCTTTACGAAGTTGTTCAAGACTGGAACGATTCCACGGCAACCCGGTGCGCCACATGTGCGCCATTGCCGGAAGAGCCTTGCATTCGAGTGAGTAAGCAGGGTCCAAACCTGCCGCAGCAATCCTCCCAGGAAGAATTACGTCTAACTCAAGCAAAGTCTCGACATCTTTAGCAGCATATTCAAGTTGCTCTTTCGACAGGACTGGTGCGCTCCAATCAGACGCCTGCTGTTCTTTCGAAATGTCTTTGTCGAGATAGCGCTTGGCTAAATGAGCTAGGCCGTGCTTCAGGTTTGGGATGCCATTGTTGAGCAGTTTGCTGGCGAGCATGGTGCAGTAGAACCGGCCATACGGCGTGAAACCGTATTCCTGCAACCACGCCAGGTCGAACACAGCATTGTGCGCGAACCAGTGGCGATCACCGTTTTTAAAAAACAGCTCAAGCTTGTGGTTCGCTTCCTCGTCGCAGTCGAACATGTCGATCACAACGATTGACTTAGTCGACTCAGCACCAAGCTGCAGCAACCGGAGCTTGCCAATCTCTGGTTGCAGCTGGCACGTCTCCGTATCCAGCGCAATCACAGAGGCAGTAGAAATTTTGTCGAGATGCTCGACGCCGAAATAGGTTGTGTAGGTCATTTAAAAGAGGTGCTCTTCAGGAAATACGCCTTGCCAGTCAGACTCATGAGTCCCATCTGGTGCGTACCAGCCGGAATCATCGAGATACCAGTCGGCGTTGGTGCGTGCAAAGAAGATCTTTTTCTCAGTTGAGAGATCTTCAAGCGAGTTGTCGAAAGAAGGTGTGGTCATTGGAGCGGGTCATCAAAGGCAGGAGGGTTGTCTTCGAGGCGCTTGTACAGCTCAGCCGCTTGTTCTGATTCCAAGTGCTGGATCAGGCGGTTGAGATACCAACGAGCTTTTTTGGCGTCCTGGTGCGGACAAGCTTTAAACCACACGCGAAGCAAATACTTCAACGTGTTCCCAAGCAACATACCGCTAATCGGGTCTGGTGCGTGGCGAATGACATCTTCGATAACATCAATCGCTTCAAACCGGCCTTGCGTGTAGTGAGCCGGTGAATTGACTAAGTCATTCGATGGCGAGTCGTTTAAGGGCATGACCAAAGCTGAAACTGCTATTGGGTCGTTCTAGGACGTAGCACTGATTGACGACATACATAACGTCGTAGCACTCGCCTTCGCCGTACTCGGCTTCGGCTTCACGACACCAAATGCCTTTGCAAACACCCGCATTATCGAAAACACCGACGTAATCGACGCTTTCTTCCATGGCTTCACGAATGGTGTGAATAAACTCAGGCGTACCAGACACCTCACGCGACCAACGGGTTGGTGCGTAGAAGGGGCACTCGTCTTTGTAAGTGGAGATAATCATGATGCTTCAAGCGCTTGTTTGTTGGCTGGATCGACCCAGATGTAGTCGTCGCTTGTGTAGTGAACTTGGCGGTAGAGGTGAGGTGAGCCAGGCTGGCACTTGCGGATTTGTGCGAGACCTTTTTGAGCAGTAGCAGCTGTCTTGTGGCAGCTCACAGCGTTCCAGCGGCCTTCACGCCAAGCTTGCACCTGAAACGGAAATTGGTCGTACCGCTTTTTGCGGCCCATGTAGCTGGTGTCGTTCATTAGTAGAGATCCTCAATGGGTTGCCAGTCGTCAACCTCGCGTGCAAGGTCAACAAACTGCTGTTCAGTTTTAGGTAGTGGCTCGCCATCACCGATGGGCGTCGAGCCACAGCAAGTAGCACTGCCGAACTCCGGTGGGTCGTAGCGTGTTGCAGGTGACGTTTGGATGACGTCAGCGATGGTGGCGACGAAACGAGCGAAGTAACCGCAGGGGCCTTCGACAAGCTCGTAGCTTTGAAGCTCAATCAAGGTGTCGGTCATTGCCTAGTCTGGCAGGGACTCGTCAAATGTAGCACGTCAGAACGTGAGAAAGGTGTTGATGACAGGGAAAGTGTCTGATTCGTAAGAACTCATTATGGAGGTATCGATGCCGCCATTGAGCGCTTTTTCAACGTCTTCCTCAAGCCTGCAAAACTCGTCTGGATCGTCTGCATAAAAATCTTCGCAGATAGCTTCCGGCAATCCGTCCGGGTTGTAGGCGGTATATCGAACCACAGCAAGGAAGCCTTCGACTTCAGAAACTGTGTAGTAAGTGATGGTCGTAAGCTCCATTGGACGCCTCGGCCTTTTACCAGTGTGGCCGGTATTTAAGAAGCGAGACAAAATGTAGTAGTTATTGAGGTGGGACGATGGAGATGCACCGAAGCTTTGCGCTCCAGCGCTTCCGCAACAAGATCGAGGGTTGCACAGATGTAAGCGAGCTGCAACAGATGTCAGTGAAACTGATGCAGCTCTACCTCCACCAACAAGACACCATCAATCAAATGGTGAAAAAAGGTTGGCTACCTAGTGAGGCGCAAGAAGGGCGCTAGCGCAGTTGGTTTTGGCGCTCATCACGCTTCTCGCGGTACAGACGCCCCACCTCATCGAAGCAAGCCCTGCGTGTTTCGTATGGGATGCCCTTGAAAATTTGATCCAGGCGGAACATCAAAAACTCGTCACGCTCATCAATGACTTCCATGAACTTGTGGTACGTCTGAAGGCTGTTGCCGATGGCACTCACCAAATAAATGTTGAATGCGGGTGAGTCCAATAAGTCTTTCAGTGTGAGT